TAGCAGCAGCGCATATTCCAGCAGTCCGCCCCAATCTGCTGCAGCATGTAACGCACGTAGCTGCGCAGCATTGGCAGCACCGTGGAATTGTGCTTCCATTGTATGAACTAACGGATTTCCCATGTCTGACGCTATTGGCGACTACTTGAACAGTATCGCTCGTTATCCACTTTTGACACCGCAACAAGAGATACAACTTGGCCGCCGCGTTGCAAAGTGGAAAGAACTAAAGGATCTTGAAAGACCTTTGACCACTCAGGAGCGCCGCGAGTTGCGCAGTGGCGAACGCGCCCGCCAGCGATTTATGCAATCCAACTTGCAGCTGGTGGTGCATGTAGCCCGCAAATACAGCAAGCGCAACAATCAGACACTGGAGATGCTTGATTTGATTCAAGAGGGGAACATTGGGCTTGCGCGTGCTGTAGAGCTGTTTGATTACAGCCGTGGCTATAAATTCTCCACCTACGCATACTGGTGGATTCGCCAAGCCATTGGCCGCGCATTGATGCAATATGACCCGATCATCAGACTGCCGCTTGGCATTCACGAGATGCTGGTCAAGCTGAATAAGACTGCGCAGTTATTTGCGCAGGAACATGGCCGCACTGCGAGCATGTCGGAGCTTGCTGTCATACTTGAGGTAAAGCCTGAAGTCATATCTAATGCACTTCGGCAAGCGTATCGCGTTACTAGTCTTGACAAGCCAACCCAAGAAGATACATCTAACATTTTGGATCTCATTGCAGATGAAAAGCAATATGACGTTGAATATGATTGGCAGCTTGAGATGCTGCGTGATCATTGCGAACAATATCTAGACGAACGCACTCGTGAAATTATCTACGCACGCAACAGCCGAAACCCAGTGCCTTGGAACGAGCTAGAGCAACGCATGGGTTTATCACGTGGCCACATGTGCCGACTTCAATTACGTGGCATCAATCGGCTTCGTATGCTAATAGGCAACCCGCTGGCAGGCACCCCACTTGGCGCCAACAATACACAAAGTCGGGAACATTTGGAGAGTCTGCCTAGCGGGAATGTGTAAAGATCACCAGCAAGAATGGCAAGCTAGGGTGTTTTATCATCAGATGCTTGAATCCAGTGCAGCACAGCAAGCTCCCGATCTAGCAGATAGGAATCCTGTTGGCTGAACCATTGTTGCCATTCTTCGCTGCCCTTCTTTCGATTGCATGGCCTGCAAGCTGGCACAAGATTAGTCGTTACAGTAGCACCGCCTTTATGGCGCGGCTTGACGTGATCTAATGTGTCAGCTGCGTCTCCGCAGTAAGCGCATTGATGCTGCCATGCCTCAAAGATTTGCTGCCTGAATCTATGTTTTGCACTGCGTTTCGGGATGAGGTTTGCGCCATCAATGCAATGATCCACGCAGCAGGCTCAATAATCCCATCGTACCTTTGGCCTGCCGCGACGCATTCCTAAATGCACAAATCCTTTAGGTGCGCCGTAGCCGAGCGAATACGGCCAGTTCTGATCGCACCACTCTTGCACGTGGTTGATGTTGACCTCACGGATATAGAAATCAACCGCACCAACATTGGGCGCGTCGTATAGGTGCTCGCTGCCACTAGATCCACCTACTGCCGCATTGATGGCGCGCGGGCGATAGCCACTGGTGATAATCACAGGCTTGCCGCCAAACTTAACACGTGCACGCTCAAGGAATGCCGCCAGTTCTGCTGCCGTGTCGAGCTGATATTGATGGTCAAAGCGCCGTGCTTCTTGAAATAGCGCAAACTCACCAAGCTGCACGTGCGGCGTGATGCGTGCAGTGAAGGCGCTATCGGGGCTGAGCTTAGCCGGTGCTTGTTGCTGCTCACCAGCCCATAGCCGGCCCTCTGCGCGGCGGCGGCGTAGCAGCCCGGCTTCTACGGCGCTGCCTGGATTGCGGTACAGCTCCATTGCAGTTGGCACTGCTGCCCAATCTTTATCCCGCAAGCATCTGCTGATGGTCTCAAAGCCAGCACTGTTATAAAAGCCAGCTCCAAGGTTGTAGGCGAAGGAGATTAAAGCGCATTGCTTGTTGCCCGTCATCTCATTCCAAAACGGCACGCTGTTGCGCAGTTTTGCTGCGATGCGTTCCACCTCAAGCGCCAGCAACTGATCGGCATCAATCACGGTAATCTTGTCGCCGCGCTGCACCTTGCGGCCATCTGGATAGCGCGTGGTGCCATAGCCAATCGTTGCCACATCCCATCCGTGCAGCGGATCGGGATAGGCGCTGAGATGCACACCCTCAAACTCTTTAATGAGCTTTATGGCTGGCTCATAATTATGCAGCCTGCCACCAGCCTGCCAAGTCTTGTACCACGGCTGATCCCTGTTGAAGACTTCAGGTGCAACCTTTAATAGCTCAGCTTCTAATTCAGAGATGGCTGCCATTTGGTGTGGCGTGCCGTGTTTGTAGTACTTAAACAGATCGCTCAGCTTGATCATCGCTTGACAAACGGAGTGATCACACCAGCAAGGATTTCAATAGCCCTATACATCTTGACTGCCGCCTTGGCGGTAGCGCTAAGCGCTGCATTGTCTTTTGGTGTTGGCGTCAGATTGACCACGATCAACGCAACGCCGTGGATAGCAACGACTAGAGCGATATAGTCAGCAAGTCGATCCATGATCAGCAGGATGGCGGACGTACTTCCAGCTTAGAGACACGCTGCTCAACTGTATTAAGACGAGAGAAAAACTCTTTACGATCTTCCTTAATGTCTGTATGAAGCACTTCTAACTGAGTGGCAATATGCTCCACGGCTGAAGTAAGCCTGATAACAGCATCTCGCGCTTCGTCAGACTTGCGTGAAAAACCCATAGCACCCATCGCCGCAACTGAAATAGAAGCACCAGCTACGGCTGCAAAAACTTCAATCATGACGACGGATGCTACAGATACAGGTTACTTGCCCTGCCCTCTTAGCTTTTTGCGCCCGTGATTAGGCAGGCTGTTTTGACCTTGACCTTGGCGGGTCTTTTTTGGTTTGCCAGGCTGGTGATCGACACGCCCCAGTGCTGTTTTACTCTTGACCGCCATTAGTTGCTACCAGGCTTCGGTGGCCACTGTACATTCCACGGGAAGCCTTCCTGTTGCGGCACCATGCGGAGCGTTTCGCGGTAGAGCGCCCAGGCGCCTTTGCCATCAGGATTGAGCGGGCTGTCTTCCAGCTGCGTCCAGTCGCACTCAGCTAAGCGGCGATTGCGATCCTCGCGGACAACTTTGCCCTGCTCCGCGTCTTTGGCGAAGCAGTAAGCCTCGTACTGTTCAGCGGCGGTATGCACCACGCCATCAGGGTCGGTGTAGTCGTGGAAGACCGGGCCGGCGATGTAGTGCGTGAACCACTGCCCGTTGATCTCAACCACGCCATCGCGCTGGCTGTACTGGTAGGGAGGAATGACGGTGGCTTGGGGGCCTTCCAGCACAGGGTCATAGCCGAAGCTGTCGATGATCTGAGGCGTGAGCACCTGCGGAAAGCTGGTGTTGCGGTTGTCGCGGCGAAACTCGTCTTCTGTGATGACGGCGCCGGTGGTGCGGTTACGGAGTTCCATGAGGATCAGGCTACGGCGAGAAAAATGAAGGAACCGCCGTTTGCATTGATGGCGGCAGGGGCGGTGGAGCTGATCTGGAAGCCAGAACTCAGCGGGTCGATGTAGTCGGTGTTTGTCACCTCTGCGGCTGTGGAGTTGAGCAGCAGGTATGGATCGTCACCTGAGATGATGCCTCTTGCGGTGTCCCAGACGAACCAGTCGCCTGTGCTGTCCGTGCGCTTGATCAGCACGAACCGTGCACCCGCCGTGAAGCCGCAGTCGACGCTCAGCGTGGTGCCGGTGCCGGTGTAGCTGCCAACTTTGCTCACGCCGGGGCAGGAGGCGAATAGGTAGGCGATAAAAGTTGTACCACTTTCGTTTGTAGTACTGTCGATCCCAAGAGTAAATACCGACGAAGTAGGAGATGTATCGTTCCACATACCAATTTCATCAGCCGCTGCATTGCTAGCATTTAACAACATGAAATCCGTATTGTCTCCGAAGTACACGCACCAGTTGCCGGCTGCACTCCTCGATTTAGTGATCATCAACTCCGGCGCCACACCAAGGTTGTGATTTACCGTTCGCGCTACGCCCGTCCCCGTATAACCCACCACGTCGAAGAAGCCGGGAGCGCGGCTGAAGTAATACGTTGAACACGGTGATCCGCTGAGGTTAAGAGAACCCCAATCATCATTACCCAGTACCACACCATCTTGCAAATCAAACTGCGCAACATCACGTCCAGCACCAGACGTATTTTCTTCATTGGCATTGGTTGATGACAAGCTCTGGGCTCGACCTGTAATGCGAGCAAAAAACCGATTAGCTGAAACATCATCTCGTCTCCTGCCAAAGACCAAATCAACTGGGAATCCAGTTGTTTTTGTTGAAGTCGCACCAGTGCCGGTGTAGGTCAGAGATGTGTACACCTTGGTTGCATCTTCGGGCGTCTTCATCGGCCCACGGCGGATGGCGATGTAGATGTAGGTGGAACCAGACTCATTAACAAAAGTGCCGGAGTTTCTTGGTTGAAAACCTGTAGCAAGCGGAGCGACAGGCAGTCCTGTGGTCGCTTCTGCAGCACTATCATTTGGGTATAGCCATTGGTTTCCAGTTACAGAGAAACCTCGCATGTTGTCAATTAACACCCAGTTATTGCCGGCGCTCGTCGCATTTTTAACTAGCAGCCACTGCGGCTCCCACCCAAGATCAATCACAGGTCCAGTCGTACTGCCATTGCCCGCATAACTCCCACAACTCACCACATTATCCGTACCCGCATCCCCAAACCCGCCGGCGTCGTGCGCGAACAGGTAGGCGACGTAGGTGACTCCATTTGAGTTGAATCCGTTTATAGCTGCGTCACGTATTCTTCCGGGAGCAAACGTAGTGCTATTGAACTGGCTAGCTCTGCCGTAGTTGGTAATTTGAGCTGCAGTTGTATTATTTAACTCAAAACCAGTTAAATCATTACTACCCCCTGCTCCTCTGTGCCAAACACCCCAGTTGCTAGTTGTGCCAACTGCCTTTGCAATAACACAACCAGGGTCCGATCCTAAATTATGTGCCAAATCGCGATCAGTTACCCCATCCCCCGTATAAGTCACCACATCAAAGAACTTCGCCGCCTTGCGGAAGGTCCAGGAGGCGTAGGTATAGCCACTGCCGTTGTAGAACGTGCCGCCGTTGGTTAGCGAGAACCCCGAACTGGTAAACGACTGCCCATAACCCGTTCCTTCGGCGTTAGTTGTATCACTGATAAGGAGTTTTCCGGCACCTCTTGCTGTGTCAAAAAGAGCATTGTTGACCGCGTTGTTCCGGCTTTTGTACCAAACCAAGCCCCCTTCACCGCTCAGATCAATCCCGTTCGTGATCGTCTGCGTGCTGCCGTTGCCGGTGTACAGCCAAGTGCTGAAAACGTCCTCAACGTAAGTTTTAGGTCCGGCACTGACGCTGGCCGCTAGTGCTTTTTGATTCAACATCAGGCGTCACCTACACGAGCGCCGTACACCTGCGTGCCGACTTTCCATAACGTAATCACCGTATAGCCGGTGGTGTTCAATGTAGGCGCTGCACCCGCATTAGTCTTCCACACCACGCCAGACCCACCAAACGTACTATCAGTCCACGTCAGTGTATAAGCCGTTCCATCATCCACCATCAACGTGACAGCCTCACCAGCAGCAAAGTTGGTTGCCTTCGGTGTGCGAGATGCGCCAAGGGTGATGAGCTGAACGCTGCCGTTGCCGGGGTCAATCTCAAACGCTGCACCGTCGGTGATCGTGAAAACGTCCTCAAGGATCGTGCCGATAATTGCCGGGTCGGTCAGTGTTTTGTTGGTAAGCGTCTGCGTGCCAGTTAGCGTCACATCGCCTGTGGCTGCAGTAGACCAGCTCAGCGTTCCAGAGCCGTTGGTGCTAAGCACCTGCGATGCAGTGCCATCAGTAGCGGGCAGTGTCCAGGTGACGTTGGCTGCAACCGTTGCGGGCGCTTGGAAGGCAACCCAGTTACTGCTGTCGCTATCGGCAAACCGCAGGTCGTTTTGAGCGTTCAGCGTGACGTTGCCTGTAAATGCGCCACCCGTTTTGGGCATGGCAGCATCGGCTAGGTCATACGCCGACTTGACGCTGTTCGGTGTGGCAGCGGTGGTGGTGCTAGTGCTGCTGGTGGAATCGGTGAGTTGAACAGCGCCGGCGTTGCTGGTGGTCGCCGCTTGGAGTTTGCTGCCGGCGATGGCTGCTGCTGCGTTAATGTCTGCGTCAACAATGGTGCCATTGGCAATCATCGTGCTGGTGACACTGCCCGTATCGCCAGTGGTGACGAGCGTGCCAGTTGCATCCGGGAATGTAATGGTCCGGTCTGCTGTGGGGTCGACAACCGCGAGTGATGTTTCGTAGGCATCGGCGGTGCTGCCTTCAAAACTCAGAACACCTGTAGTGCCGATCAGCAACGTACCGTTAACAGTGCCGCCCGTTGCACCGAGCTTTTCGTCATCCAGCTCCTGCAGCGCAAGCTGAACATTGGTAGCAGCAATACCGCCGTAAGGGGTGAAGCTGATGTTGGCGGCAGTTTGACCGGCAATCGCATTAGAAACGTCGATCAGATCCCATGTCGTACCGTTCGACAGGATCATGTCTGGCGGTGCCAGTGCTTCTGCCGGTGCGTTACCAGTGCCGGTGCCAGCATCAGACACCACCAAGTAGTACCGGTTATTGGTATCAGACGCAGCGGGCAGTGCCGCACCAGTCGTCAAGCCGACAGCGGAGCCAGCAGATGTGACCGAAGCCACCTCATTGACACTGGCGTCGTAAGTTCCGCCGTAAACCAACTCGCCGCTGGTAATTGTAACCGGCAACCATGCCGAACCAGACCACAGATACAGGTCGCCGTTCAGCTCATCCCAAAAGTATTGCCCCTTGAATTCAGCTGTTGGGAAAGTAACAACACCAGCAGTCGATCCGGCACCACCAAACTGCACGGTGGAACTATTGGCGAGCTTGGCGCCAGTGATGCTGTTGGTGCCAAACAGTGAAACGCCGAGGGTGCCACTGGTGAGTTTGGCGGCAGAAATCTCGGGAATGTCTAAGGCTGCGAGCGTGGTTCCGGCAGTGACGTGACCGCGACTGTCAACGGTGAGTTTTGTGTACTGGCCAGCGGTGACGCCAGAGGTGTTATGGGTGACGGCGCCAGAGCCATCGACGCTTAGTGCTCCGGCCGGGATGCTGACAGCTCCACGGGCTGATGTGGTGGCTACCGGCAGATCTGTTCCGACCAGCGCAGTAACGGCAGTGATGTGGCCGGTGGCGTTGTAGGTGATGCCAGAGGTGGTGCCAGCGGTGATCGTGCTGGCGTGGTTCAGTTGGCCGCCGGGAGTAACGGCAAGACCAGCGCCGATAAACACACCGCCCACGTCTGATGTTGTGGCAATGGGCAGATCGGTTGAGGCAATCGAGCCAACGGTGGTGATATGGCCGGTGGCGTTAATGGTGAAACCGTTTTTGGTTTGGGCTGTAACGCTGGACTGGTGGCTTAAAACGCCGCTGCCATCAACAGACAAACCCGATGCAGATGGAACGCTAACTGCACCACGAGTTGCTGATGTGGCAACTGCAGCCGAAACGGTGCCACTGCTAACGCCAAGCCCTGTGCCAACAACAACGGCACCAGCAGCGGCAGTAGTGGCTAGCGGCAGATCACCTGCAGCAATCGTGCGGGCAGCAAAAGCACCAGTTGTCGCGGTAGGGCCAGCAATGAACTGAGCGGCAGCGCTGCTGTTGCCAAGGCTGCTCGGTGTAATCGCAGACAGCTTGGCGGATGGGATGCTGCCGTTATCAGCGAGTGCAGCACCAGCCTCAAACAGATCCTTGGCAGTTACCTTTTTGGTTTCGCTGGCGCTTACATCGGCAATGGGCAGGACATCGGTAGCTGCTACGTCACCTTCAGGCAGTGCCGTTAGGTCAGTAATCCGCAAGTCCGCCATTGCACCAGCTCGCGTTAGTCGTATTCAAGCTCCAGCTTAGCTGTGGCGTCTTGCTCCAAAAGGATGTAATCGCTGTTCTGCTGTAGCAAGTAGCCGTAGGCAGCAGTCGCGGCCTTCAGTGAAATTGCCCCAGTAGTGACGAAATCAAATTGCGAGGCGACAACCTGATCTGGACTGAGTGTGATGCCGGCGTTAGTGATCAGTCCGTCAAATTCAAACCACACGCGGTCGTCTACGCCGTCGCCATCCGCCCAGCCTCTACCAACAACAAACAATTTGGCGGCAAACTGCGCACCAAGCTTTTGCCGCAAGATTAACTGGTGCATGTAGCTGGCTAGCTCACCAGTCTGGCCATCACGTTCATTGCGCTGAGCGCGATAGTTGAACAGACAGGAAATAGTGCCACTGCCACTAATCAGGCTGCTGTGTTGCCGGCGAAACTCATCACTTAGCTCTGTTACATCTACTGCCTCCCTCGTGTTATTAAATTCGTAATTGGTGACTCGGCCCAGGATTTTGCTGTTGCCGTCTACGTTGCGGACTTCAACTGGGATATTGCGATCTGGCGCCACCAAGTTGACTCTGCCAACTGCCTCACCGTTTAGCGCGTTGTAGAAAGTGTCGTACAACTTGATGCCGCCAAGGTCGTCAACATTGATGTACCAGTTGCCGTCTTTTTGCTGTGCTCCACTAGGCCAGCCGGATGAGGCGATAAATGTTAGCAGTCCACCGTCTGTAGCCTTGATTTCGATGCGGTCGCCAGTTAGCAACATCCCATTTGGGAAATCGAAACTGAAGCGATCCTTAGATGCGTTTACGTCGCTTGGATTGACGACACTGGTAAACACGTCGCCAGTCAGGCTGCGCTGCAGCTCCACATAACCAGCAACACCAAGGAAAACGGTCATAGCGACCTCGCAAGGAAATCGCCGCTCATCTGAAACGCAATATCGACCTGCATAATCTCGCCAACGGTGCAGGCCAGATTGGCGCTAGTTAGCACAGCATTAAATTCAAAGTATTTCGTATCGAACGCCAGCTTTAACTTGCACGTCGGCAGGTTGCCGGGGCTGGTTTGATTGAGCTGATTCAGCAGATCAACGGGTGCGTCATCGTAGTAGATGACGGTGCAGCTACCAGTGGCGGACTTCAGTCCTGTGGTGTAGGTGCGCGCGCCTTCTGCCAGCGTGGTGGTTTCTAAAGCGTCGGTGGCTGCTGACAAGCTCCAAGACTTGACCTTGGCGACCTGCGCATCTTGCAAATACAAGGCGCCGTCTTGTCCGCTGTAATACTTAGCCATTCAGCTCACCAACGAACTCGCAGTTCACCGTGCTTAGTCCTACTTTAACGCTGCTCACACTGGGCGGCCTGTCGTATTTCCAGCGCAACGCACTGTTAGTTTCTGTGATCCAAGGCACCAGTTCAGACGCTGCACCAGCCGCAACATTGGCGGCAGTAAAAATTGCCCAGTTGTCTGCCTGCATCACTTGCTGATAGTTGGCAAGAATTAAGGAGGCGTTGTAATCACTGATATTTTCAAAGGTCAACGACAGCTTGCTAGACGTGCGTTGATTGCCGTAACGCATCCGCACCACGGAACCGTTCTGGGCTTCAAAACGTGTTTCCGGAAAACTGCCGGGATCATACGTCCGTTGGGTGGGGACCAATGCCGGGAAAGAAACGGCTGTCATTAGTCCTCAACCACGAAGCGCGTGGGGTCAAACTGGATTGTAGCTAGACCGCCGTTGTCAGCTATCGGCTGGTGCGTAGCGGTGACTTGCACAAAGCCCTCCTCTGTCAGCGTGATTGTCTCGATTTTGTAGACACGCTTTTCGACTGATGTGGTGATAACCGTGAAAACGACGTTAAACAAAGCCGGGTCGCCAGTCTTTTTGCCAACCACCTGTAGGTCTGATTCCTTGACCTCTGTTTGACCGGGCATCCAGTACAGGATTCGGTGCGTGCCATCACCAATGTCCGTGGTCGAGGTGATGTTGCCTTCGCCGTCGATACTGCCGTTATTGAAGCGGCTGGTATGGGTTGCCTCGCTGATCAGCTTGATGTAAGCGCCAGGAATCAGTGCAGCAGCGGCGCCGGGCACGGTTTCAAACGTGATGCTGTGGTCGATTTCCTTGCGTAGCAGCAGTGCGTGCTTGGCAAAAGTCAGCGCCTGTGCGGGGTTAGTGCAGAACTCCGTAAGGTCAAAGGCTTCCTCTGGATCGCTTTCAGCGCCGCCGTAACCATCAGCCAACCTGACGCGAATGGTTTGCTGTGAGCTAAAGCCATTCAGCACTTCTTCGCGGTAGGACACAACGGCCTGGAATAGGCGGCGTTCTTCTGCGCTTAGCCAGTTCACCTGCAGGTTGCGGATGTTGCCGTCGGTAAATAGCGCCGAGATCACCGGGGCTTGAGCTGGTGCAATTTCAAACGTGTTGGCGTTGTAAGGCACCGAGGGCACCAGCGCAAAACGCCCGCCAATGATCGTGAAGTCAAGTAGGCAGTAAGCGGCTTGAGTGAAAATCCAGTCGCGGAGGTTGACGCGTTCGCCCAGTACGCCATCCCAGGTAAAGCCGTTGGCATAGCAGAAGCGTGCAGCATTTTGCATCGCAACGCGATCGACCGAGGCTGCTGAGACTTTTTGACCGGCACCGAGGCGAGGGCTGACGAGCAGGTTGTAGGCAATCTCCGGCAGGTTGTTGGTCGGTGCGGTTAGTGCCGATGTTGGTGCTCCTGCGTCTGTAATCAGGCGTTCAATGTCAATACCTTTTTGCACGTAGGCGGTCAGTTGCCCCAAGCTCGTCCATTCCTTGCCGGCAAGCAAACGCAATCCGACTAGGGCTAGGTCGTTGTATTCCGGTGCAGTGTCTTGCCGTATTTGCTCGTTGATGTAGACGATCTCATGCTCAGGGTTGCTGGCATGGCTAGGTTCTTCAGCCTCATATTTCCAGTAGTCAGCAATTGCATCAAACGGGTTGATGTTGCTGGCTTGAACGACTGGGCCTTCCTGCACCGAAGATGCCACGGTGACAGTTGTTAGCACTGTTGTTCCGTCAGGGAAAGCGATGTTGACCTGATCGCCTTGTGTGTACCCGATACCGCCATCAACAATCAGCCACTGCCATTGGCCTTGCGCAAAGCTGGAGGCGTTGACTTTTAAGCCGGTGCCAGTGCCGCCGGTTGCAAAGTATTCTGCAGGCGCATATTCATACGGCAACTCTTCTGTATCAAACTCATACTTGTCGATTGCATATGTTGTCCAGCCCGGCTCAATCTGCGTGTAAGCGCCTTGCTCGATGCTGTAGAAGTAACGAGTTGATCCAGCAGTTGTTTGGATCTGCCGAATAATTGTGTAAACGTCGCAGTTGATTTCCGGGAAGTAATCGCGGATCGTGCCAACAACGTAACGGCCAACCTGCCCCGGTACAACCTCAACGAGAACATTTAGCGGTACTTCAACCCCATTCCAGAACGCACGCCATGTAGACGTTGGTGCGCCACGCACTGCCCACACACCGAAATATGCACCTTGCGTATAGGGGTTGTACTGCGGCGGTGTTGTCGGGTCATTGATAATGCTGGTACTGCCTTGGGCTGTTGTGTATTGCGTGCCACGGCGATAGATAGCTGTAGGTACTTCCTGATCGCCTTGTTGAGTTTGTGCGCTTACGTTGGCGTCGTTCCATACAGCGCCGATAAACCTGCCGCTTGCATCCACCTCGATGTAAAAGTCAGGACCGGTTGTAAGGTTCAGCCGCTGACTGCCGCTTGCTCGCCACTCAAGTTTTGGCGGAATATTGATTCCGTATGCAGCACCTTGGCGATACTCACCTTGCGGATTCAGCTTGTCTGTTACGTCGACGCTATCCCAGTAAGCACGGACGATACCGGAGTTGCTTTGGTTGACCCAAACGCCATATTTGATGGTGCGGGCGATTGCGTCCCAGTCAGCAGCAGAGCCAATCAAGGTGCCGCCCGGCAATAGCGGCAGTTCGCCAACACCGAGTGGGGCAAGTTTGCCGACAACACCGCCAACAGGTCTGCGACCACCGATAACAAACTCGGGGTTGCTTGCCATGTCGCTGGTCAGAATTGTGCGCTGACCGGAGTAGGCGATATAAAACTGCCCGGCAGAAATAATGTCGTAGCCAGTGCCACTGAGGAGGTGGATGGGATTGTTTAGGTAACGACCGATCACAGTGCTACCTGGCACCGGCACGATGCGGTATTCGTACTGGCCGTATGGGTGGACAATGCGCAGTACGTTGTATTGCGGCTGCGGCGAATTGCCTTTAACAGCAAACACTTGATCGCTGGAAATATCAATCCATGCGCTTGTAATCGCGCTTCCGACAGGTCGTGCTTGAACTTTGAAAAAGCTATAGCGCGTCAGGTAGCGGTTAATTGTCCCAAGGGAAAATGAGATATTATCGGCGGCGTACTGGGCAAGGATGGCGTTTTCGGGCTGGCTATTGACGTTGGGGAACCCGTTTAGACGTTTAAAAACTGTGCTTTTGATGCCGATCTCAGTTTGATCGCACTTGCGGTTATTTGTTACCGCGCCGATCGCAATGCGTTGCAGGTGTTGGCCGTAAGGCACATTACCGCTTTGAAGTGGGTCGCTATCTGCGGGCAGGAAATACCCCGAACCTGACTCAATGCACTTAAACGTGTAGCTCTTAGCGTCGCCTTTTTCCCACGGCTTATCCGTTGAGGTATCGATGCACTCAATGATTGCGCTACTAAAAATATAGGTATCGCCAATGTTGATATTCTCGTCTGCAAAGGTATGGCGATCGGCTACGCCGTTATTAACATCGGTCAGACCGTGAGGGGCGTAGGCATTTTCATCTTCGTTTGCGCTTGAAATTTGAAATGTGATCGTATCGCCCACGTTGATTGATTGTTGGCTAGGGCTTTGCAGGATGCCGTTTTTGCGCTCCATTGCTTGACGTATAGCCCAAGGGCGCAGGATTTTTTCTTCCTTGACGCGATCAACGGCGTTATAAACCAGAACAAGCTCATAGTTCAACCAGAATTGGCTGCCGTTTGAGATGGGCGAGTAGCACCCGAATGTTGTTTGCGACGATGGCGTGCGGGCGCCGCTAAACATCGCGCTGTATTTGTATGGCGATAGTTCGTCGCGGGTCAGCAGCACATCGGAAAAGCCCTGCGATGGCAGCTGCGACGCTACGTAACGGTTTGTCTCTTCGTTAATGCGCCCGCCGTTCGAGCGAAAATACAACGCAAAGCGTTCGCGGGAATAGTTCTTGAGTAACTGATCGCCTAGCGCGAAACCCTCAATATCCGGGATGGTGCTGATTGGTCCCAGTCCCAGCGTGAGCAGTCCTTTGAACTCCTGTTGCGATGCACGGCTGAGCATTTGCGACCACAGCAGCAGTGCCTTTGTGCGGATGCCGCCAATGTTTTTGGTGTTGTCGCGGTTGGCAAAAACCAAGGGCACGATGGCGCCAAGGTTGGCTAAATCTTGGAGGGAATCAAAGCCGTACAGCGCCGCAAACTTGGTTTGCCCTGTGATGTCGGCAGTACGGATTTGCCGTGCTTCTTTTTGTGCGGGAGGTGCTTTTGGCTTTGGTGTGAGGAGGTATGACGCGGCAGATGATGCGATGCCAATAACAAGGCTGATGATTGCAACCGTTAGTGCATCGTTCGTAACATCTGGCACCAGTTCGTATTCCGGTGCGCGATCTTTAACGTGTGCTTCTGCTAGCTGGCAAAAATAAAAGTATTCGTCAACAGTCAATCCGAGGCTATTGCAGAGTTCGACTTCTGCAAGCAGTAAAGCGCGGCTGGTGTAAGCCCGGTTAAAGGCACCCAGATAATCGTTTTGATTGCGCTGAACTGAAGCCATCCGTCCTCGTAGAAAACCGTTAAAGCACCAAACTGCTCTGGGCCGGTTAGCAGTCCAATTGTCCCCACTTTAGCCTCGGTGACCTTTTCGCCCCAGCGTTCTAGCTCTTCTGAAAATACAGTCAGGTCGCCAGTTCTCAGCCGGCGATACCAACTCCGCTCGGGCGCTGGCGTGGTAATCCCATACCAGGCAAGAACAGCGCGGCAAAGATTTAGGCAGTCCGAGGCACCGTGGCGTTCGGGGTCAGCGCCGAGGCGATACGGCAGCCCAATTAGCTGATGCGGTGCGATCAACGGTTGCTGATCTGCGATGTGAGCGGCAATGCACCAACGTATCGCTGCAGCAGCGTGCGATTTGGGGCATCGGCTCCAACGGCATCGATGGCGCTGCTCAACTGGATGCGGACCGCTTGGGTGTCGTAACCAAAGTTTGATGCGATCCAGTATTCGCGGCTGAGCTGGCGAACGGGGGCAAAGGTCTCGGGGTGCATCAACACAGTGTCAACCTGCACAGACCAGAAATTTTGTACGGCCTCGCTGGCGATGTTCATACTGATCTGGTTTGCGGCCAGCCCAAGATCGCTGGTCATGTTGTCGCCAGTGCGGTTTTTGGTAGCGCCGTTGTAGATGAAACTCAGATAGTTATAAACCTTGCCGTCGTAGGTGATCGTTGATCCAACTTGGCTGTTTTGGTAGCGACCTTCAATCGCGCCAGTAGCGGCGGTCAACTCGATAAAGGTGGTGACAGCTTGGATGGTCATACTGCCAGCCGTGAGCGCAGGCTGCGCTTATTGGTCAGCTCACTGTAAACCTGCTGTTTGCCAAGGGCAGCACCTTGCTTGGTGGCTTGTTCCATGCCACGTTGGAACTGATCGGACGTGACGTAATCGACGTTGTTAATGCGTTCAACGGTGTAGCGCACGTCGATTGGCGCGGTTGTCATTGCGCCGTTGTCGGCAGTGGCAGTTTCACCGCTTCCGGGGATGACGCTGTTACCGCGAGCGCCGGCAGAGTAGCGACTCATAGCGCCACGCATCTTGCTGGCGGGGATGACGTATTCGCCTTCGCCGCCTTCGCCGATGATTGCGCTGGTGGGGGCGGTGACGAAACCACCCTCGGCAAAGAAACTAGGCGCACCAGCACCAAACATTGATGCTCCACCGCCAACACCAGCGGCAGGCATCGTCACAGGACCTTGACCGCTAAACATGCTGGGATTGCTACCCCCACCAA